ATGTCTGTAGCGCGTCCAAAAGAAGCTATGATTTTAGGTGGCTCTTGGAGAGTTCCTGTAATGGAAGGTCTTCTTAGTAAGAATTTCGTGCGGGATCTGCGTGAAGACGGTACTTTTAATGAGGATTCTTTTGAACGTGAGTATGAATCTCATTGGTCAGGCGATGTAGAGTCTGCCTTCTTTAATTCAGAAAGATTTGATCGCAATCGCCGTATTAATCTTCCGGAATGAAAATATTCTAGCAAAACATCTAAAGATGGTTATTATGTAATGGGTGTTGACGTTGGTAGATTTGGTTGTTCTACAGAAGCAGTTATTATTAAGGTCACTCCTAGTTCTGGCGATATTCCCCGCAAGCGAGTTGTTAATATTTACAGTTTTGAGGAAGAGCATTTTGGTATGCAAGCTCTTAAATTAAAGCGTTTATTCCAGCAATATCACTGTAAAGTTGCGGTTATCGACGGTAACGGTTTAGGCGCAGGTCTTGTTGATATGTTAACAATGGATACCGTAGATCCAGACACAGGAGAAACGCTCTATAATTGGGGCGTTATGAATGATGAAGATAATCATTACAAAAATATGAAAACTGAAAATACAATATATGAAGCTATGTATATAATGAAAGCTAATGTTGGTCTTAACTCAGAAATGTATTCTTATACTCAGTCAGAGATTAATGCGGGCCGCGTGTTATTTCTAATTGACGAGACTACCGCGAAGAACAAATTAATGTCACAAGCTCAAGGCAAGAAAATGTCTCAGTCTCAACGTGCGGATTATCTGATGCCATTTGTTCAAACTTCTATTTTAAAAGAACAAATGGCTAATTTAATTACAGATAATGAAGGTGCAAATATTATTTTAAAACAGAATTCAAAAAAGATTAAAAAAGATAAATTTTCTGCTCTAATTTATGGCTTATATTATTGTAAATTACAAGAAGATCGTTCAAAGAAAATTAAAAGAAGAAATATTAAAGACTTTATGTTTTATAATTAAATTTTGGGGCAAAATTAGAAAATTACATATTGTAGAGATTCATATTTAATTGAATAAATATTTTGACGTAAGGGGTATATTATGATGAGTTCTACTATGGAAGTTAAAATTCATAATATTTTAACTGATTATGATATTCCCTTTGAAGAAGAATATGAGTTTGATGATTTAGTTGCTTCTAGTGGCAGGCATCTAAGATTTGATTTTGCCGTTTTTACGGAGGATGGTGAGCTTGAATTTTTAATAGAAGCTCAGGGTAAACAACACTACACAGCAGTAGATAAATTTGGTGGGAAAAAAGGTGTAGGACGGCAAAAATATAATGATATGCAAAAACGTAAATATTGTTTAGCTCATAATATAAAACTAATTTGTATTCCTTATTATGATGAAGCCAAATTATCATATGATTATATTATGAAAGCAGCTGGTTATTAAGGGGGTCGAATATTGAGTGATACAAAAGATTTCCGTTTAATTGCCTCAGAAAATAACTCAACACGGTCTCCGCATGAATTTAATAAAATGAGAATTAACGGGCAAATTTATCGAGATGATGTTGTAATTAAAGCATCTGAATTTGTTGATCGTAATCATCATCACAGAATTAAAAAACATGATATAATAAGGGCTTTGGAGAATAATGAAACAAAAGAACTCCGTTCCATTTCCAATTATTTCTTTGTTAAAAGTGGTATTTACTCTCGCCTTTGTCGTTATATGGCTTATCTATATCGGTATGATTGGATAATTACTCCTATCAGATATGATGATAAAATTAAAGATGATAAAGTTATTGAAGGTTGACTAAAGACTAATACATTCTTAGATAATTGTCGTTTAAAGAGCACCTTTGGGGAAATTGCACTTAAGGTACTCCGCAATGGCTGTTACTATGGATATAAGATTGAACAAAAAGATGCGGCCTACCTACAAGAACTTCCTATTGATTATTGTCGTTCAAGATATAAATTAAATGGGCGTTATATTATAGAATTTAATGTTAAATTCTTTGATGAACAATTTAAAGATGTAGATTATCGCATTAAAGTTTTAAAAATGTTCCCTAAAGAATTCCAACAAGCTTATATTAAATATAAGCATGGAAAAATGGATGAAGATTACGTTGGTAGTGGAAAAGGCTGGTTTACTCTAGATCCAGAATGTACTGTTAAATTTAATTTAAACAATTCAGATATTCCATTATTTATTTCTATTGTTCCAAAATTAATGGATCTTGAAGATGCTCAAGATTTAGATAAACAAAAGATGGAACAACAACTTCTTAGATTAATCATCCAAGAGATGCCAATTGATAAAAATGGTGACTTAATATTTGACGTAGATGAAGCTCGAGAACTTCATAAGAATGCAGTTGAAATGTTAGGCAAAGCAATTGGTATTAATGTTCTTACTACTTTTGCAGATGTTAAAGTTGAAGACTTATCTGATCACAGTAATGAGTCTGCGGCCGACCAGCTCGAGAAAGTGGAAAGAACAGTCTATAATGAAGCTGGCGTTAGTCAAATGCAATTTAATACAAGTGGTAATTTAGCGCTTGAAAAGTCAATTGCAAATGATGAAGCTACAATGTTTGATTTAGTTCTACAATTCCAAGATTATGCGGAGTCTTTGTTAAAGATGTTTAACAAGAATCCAAAGCGTCTTTTATATAGGGTACAAATGTTACCCACAACAATTTATAATTACAAAGATCTTTCCAAGCTTTATAAAGAGCAAACTCAAATTGGCTTCTCTAAACTTTTACCACAAGTTGCTCTTGGACAATCTCCAAGTACAGTACTTGCTACTGCCATATTTGAGAATCAAATTATGGAGCTTGTTGAGATATTTACTCCTCCTCAGATGTCTTCTACCATTAGCAAAACTCAACAGTCTGGTGGCGATAATGATGGAAACGCATCTGCGGACGAGCAAGGTGGACGCCCAGAGCTTTCACCAGATGAAAAATCAGACAAAACAATCGCAAATGAAGAATCTGAGGGTTAATAGAAAGGGGGGGAAAATGGCATTAAAAAATAAATCTGAGGTAGATATGATTCAAGGTCCTGAGTTTATTAATTTACAACCCCTTGATATTAACCCTTTAATGTCTAAGTGCGAGATTAAAGTTTTTTATCTGGGACATAATCGCAATGGGTCTTATATTAATCGTGAGACTGCGGAAGGTATGGCTAAAACTTTACGTGGCACACCTATCGTAGCGGCGTTTAATAAAGATAAAGAAGATTTTGGCGATCATGGGCATATAATGCATATCGAGGATGGTGAATTAACATTCTCTTGCAAAACTATTCCTTATGGTTTCGTTTCACCTGATGCAGAAGTTTGATTCCAAAATTTCATTGATACAGATGAATTTGGTAATCAAGTTGAACGCACTTATTTAATGACAACTGGTTACTTATGAGTTGGTCAATTTGAAGAACTTACCAAGGTGCTTCGCGAAGGTCAGCCGCAATCAATGGAACTAGATGATCAAACTCTAGAAGGTCATTGGGCAACTGATAATAATCTTGGTGTAGATTTCTTCATTATTAATGACGCAACTTTTAGTAAGTTGTGCATTCTTGGGGATGATGTTGAACCTTGTTATGAAGGCGCTTCGGTTACATCTCCAGAGGTAAGTAAGAACTTTACTCAAGGCGTGGAGTTCCAGCAAACCTTATTTACGATGATGAACGATTTACAAACAGCGCTCAATAGTAAAGGAGGGTTGAACATGTCTGACGAAAATGTTGATCTAACAGAAGAGACTACAGAAGAAGCAGAGCTTGAGCATGCTCTTGAGGAAGAGCCTAAAGAAGAGCCTGCTGCGGATTTTGTAGAGGAATCTGTAGATGATACTGCGGCCGTTGATACAGCGGTCGAAGAAACAGCTGATGATCAAGCTAATTCTAAAGAGTTTGCTCAAGAAGAAGTCGAAGACAAGGCCGAGACTGAAGAAGAGCAGACTCAGTTTACCCGTACAGAAGAAGAATATGCGGCTTTAGTTAGCGAAAATGAATCTCTTCGCGCAGAGATTGCTGAACTTCGTGATTTTAAGCTAAATATTGAAAATGAAAAGAAGGATAAATTAATTGCTTCTTATCATATGCTTTCTGACGAGGATAAGGCTGACGTTATCGCTCATAAGAGCGAGTATAGTCTTGATGAAATTAAGGCTAAACTAGCTGTTATTTATGTTGAGAAAAATGTTAACTTTGACATGATTGATGGTCAAGAAGAAGTTGAATCTGAATCCGAGACAGCTCCTGCTATGACTTTCTCTCTCGACGAAGAAGCATCTGAGAGCGTTCCTGCTTTCCTTGAAGCACTTCGTCAAACTAAAAATCTTTAAAGTAAAAGGAGGAATGTAATATGGCTATTACATTTAAACGAGAGGGTTACGGCCAGGTTGAGCCTAACCATCTTTCTGCTCCTCGTGACGGTCGTGTTTATGCACAGCTCCCTGCTGCTGAAAATATTACCATTCTTGAGAATGGCATGTTTGTAAAGTATGACTACGCTGCTGGCGAGGTTAACTTTACAGGCGACGGCGCTTGGATGCTCGTCTACAACGAGGAAAAGCTCTATGATGAGCGTCATCAGATGCACAAGGATTGGGCTCAAAAGGTTGAGGATTCTTATGATGGCAAGATTTATCCTCGCGTCTTTGGCCTTGTAGCTGGTGATATTTTTACTACTAACATGTTTGCTGATGGCACTAGCCTAAAGGTTAACGATACCGTTGTTCCTGGTAATGATGGTATTCTTACTGCGGGTAATTCTGGCGATCTTGTTTTCAAGGTTGTTAAAGAGTATACTTTACCCGATGGTCAACCTGCGGTCAAGCTTCAGTGCATTAAGGCTTAATGAAGGGAGGATGTAGAATGGAATACAAAGATCTATTATCTTTAGCTCGTATTGCTCTTAAGGCAGATCCTTCTGCTCCTACAGCCTATTCCTTCAATGACGAGAGCTACACTCTCGATCAGGTTAATGAGGCTCTTGCAACCGAGTTCCGTAAACTAGCTGGTTCTTATAGTGATTACCGTGAGAACAAGAATCTTATTTTCCGTCTAATTGAGCAGACTATTGACGAGGTTCTTCCTGCTCGTGTTGAGGCTCAATATGCCCAATTCGCAGAGATTCGCAATGTAGCTCAGGGCGATAAGGCGGTCTTCCGTACTCGCATCACTGAGTCTGCTCGTAAGCGCGCTAAGACTTTCGTTACTCGTGTCGGTCTTGCCGGCCGTTATGAGGTCTTCATGCTTGATGGTAAGTCCATGACTGTTGAGACTAGCGCTATCGGTGGCGCGGCTCGTATTGGCTTCGAGGAAATGCTTGATGGCCGCATTCAGTTCTCTGAGTTAACCAGTCTTGTCATGGAAGGCATGGACGAATTTATTTATCGCGAGATTGCTAAGGCTCTTGCAGCTGTAGTTGCTTCTCTACCTGCGGTTCAGCGCGCTGAGGTTGCGGGCTTTGACGAGGCCACTATGGACGAGCTACTTGCTATTGCTGATAGCTATGGCAAGGCTTCTATTTACTGCACCTTTGAGTTTGCTGCTAAGATGCTTCCCCAGACCAATTGGGTTTCTGATGATATGAAGAACCGTCTCTGGGCCGAGGGTTGGCTTGGTAACTACAAGGGTCACAATGTAATTATTCTTCCTCAGTCTATGGTTGATGAAACTAATACTGAGAAGGTAATCGATCCTGCTCAGGCTTATATCTTCCCCGTTGGTCAAGACAACAAGCCTGTTAAGATTGTCTTTGAGGGTCAAACCGCAGTTCGTACCGTTGAGGATAATGATGATTGGAGCACTGATTTCCAGGCTTACAAGAAGTTTGGCGTTGCTACTTTCTTCACCAACTTTATCTTCAGCTATCGCAACACCGATCTTAAGAAGGCTTCTCGTTTACATAATCTTCCTGTTGACGAGCCCGAGGGTGAATCTGGCGCTGAAGGCGAATCTGGCGAGTAATCTAATAAGATAAATTAATTTAAATGGAAAAGCATGCGGCATATACAGGTACAAGAAACTTATATGATTCAATGGAAACTGCAGCTAAATCACTTATTGCGAATAGCTCAGTAGATACAGTTCATTTTTTCATTGAAGATAATAATTTTCCGCATGAACTTCCAGATATAATTCAATGTCATAATGTAAGTGGGCAAAAGTTTTTTCCTAAAGACGGTCCAAATATGAGAACACAATTCACTTATATGGCTATGATTAGAGTTTGTTATACTCAATTATTACCAGAAGTTAGTAGAATACTTCAACTTGATGTAGATACTATTTGTGTAAGAGATATTAATCCTATTTGAGATTTTTTAAGAAAAGATGATTGAGTCGCAATGGTGGAAGAAACATTGTCCACTTACAAACCCTACGGTCCATTGTATTATAATGCTGGAGTCGCATTATTTGATTTAGATAAGATGCGTAAATTTAAAAAAGATGAAAAATTAATTGATTTTTTAAATAATAAAAAAGTACCTTATGTAGATCAAGATGCGGTAAATTATTTTGCTGATCATGTTTCTGAGATTCCTGTTTGTTATAATGAAACTAAAGTTACTGGCTATACTGATTCACCTGCAATTGTGCATTTTGCAGGATATAGAGAGTGACAAAATTCAATCAAAGTTCCACGACGTGAATATATAAAAAAATATAAAGAGATGGATTGAGAAACAGTTTTAGAAGAACATTCAAAGAGAGCGCGATAAAATGAAAATTTTAATTGCGGTTCCAACTTTTGAAAATATTACACCAGATACTTTTAAATCTATTTGAGATTTAGATAAGGGTGATAATGAATGCTCTTTTAACTTTGTGCGAGGATATGATTGTGCAACTGCACGTAATAAAATTGCGCAATTAACATTAGATGGTAATTATGATTATGTATTCATGATTGACAATGATGTAATTCCTCCAAAAGATGCTCTTCTCAATCTTCTTTCTCATAATGTTGACGTTGTAAGTGGCTTTTATGTGCGTAGGCATTTAGATGATCAAACTTTAAATAAAACTTGTGTATATAAACTTAAAGATGAGTATAATAAATTATATTTTAATTATTCTAAAGAAAGTGCATATACTAAAGAAGAATTAATAAAACTCCATAATGATAATAAATATTTAGTAAAAATTCACGGTGGAGGAATGGGGTGTATTCTCATTAAAACCTCTATTTTTAATAAAATTAGTTATCCTTGATTTGATTGAGTAAATTATAATAATTCTCATAAAGGAGTATTATCAGAAGATTTATTTTTCTGTGAACAACTTCGTAAAAACAATATTCCTTGTTATGTTGATACACGAGTTGGATGTGGTCATCTAATTAGAAAAATTGAAACTTGTAAAGTTTAAACATTAATAAGGAGGAAGCATTAAATTAGATGCTTCCTCCTTTATTTGTATATTATAGAGATAAAAGGAGATAAAATGAGTAATTTACAAGATCATGTACTAGTTCCAGTACGTAATATGGTAAACCATAAAGTGGTTTATACAATTCCAGATCAAAATCGTCGAGTAGTTTTTGAACCCTTCCAAGAGAGAAAGATTAGTGCGGGAGAACTTCGTGGACTACATTACACTAGTGGTGGAGAAACGCTTCTTCACGAATATCTTTGTGTAAAAAATAACGATTTAAGAGCAGAATTTAATATTCCCAAAGATCAAATTGAATATGATTGGGAGTTAAAAGATATTAAGCATCTTCTTCTAGATAATGATGCATTAATTGAGTCTTTACAAGATGCTTTAGATTTTGCTCCAGAGGGAATCCGTGAGATGATAATTGACTACGCTGTTATTTGGAAAATTCCTGACACTAATCGCAGACGAGTAATTTCTCAAATGACAGGTATTGATATAAATAAGCAAATTGAATTTGCGGAAGCGACAGAGAATGTAAGAGCTGAAAATGAAGCTCCTTCTCATCGCCGCGTTAATACAACTAATGCTAATAGAACAGGACGTCGTGTAACTCAAAGTTAATAGGAAGGAGGCCAAAATGTCAGATACTTCTTCCTTTACTTCTTTTGAAGAAATGTATGATTTCTTCCTTGCGGGGATTACAGATGATATGTTTATGGAAATGACAAAAGAAGATACAGAAGCTTTATTAGAAGAAATTCTAATGGCCGCTATTCCGCATTTTGAGTTTCCTAAAAAGAGTCTTTTTGATTTAGATTTAGAAGCTAAAACTTTTACTGTTACTTTGACTCAAGAAGAAATGATGATTATTCGTCAATATATGATTAGCGAATGGTTAGGTTATCAATTAGCTAATATTGATCTTGTTCGTCAAAAGTATAGTGGAAGTGATTTTAAATTTACTTCACAAGCAAGTCATATTAAACAGCTTGTGGCTCTAAAAAAGGAATATGAAACAAAAGGCTTCCATTTACAGAGATTATACAATCGCCGTAAAAAGCGAGAAGGTGGAGGATACGGTTCTACTTTTGCTAGAATCATGGATACATCTGATACACAGTATTATGATTAGCGTGTATGATATTGATATAGACAACAGAGCAATTGATAATAATCTAATAAGATTACAGTCACAAATTTTTAAACTTCTACCTATGCGGGAAGAACATCAAGAGTGAAGTAAACCATTAGAAACTATTATCCTTGAACTCTTAGGAATGCAAGGATTATTTTCTAATTTAGAATATTTAGTTGCTCTAGTATGTAAATTACAAGGTTTAATTGAAATGAGTGATGAAGCAGATTTTATGCTTTACCGCAGAACAATTTTTGAATGCTGCGGATTAATAGATAAGATAAGGACTTATTTTAGCTAAATAAAAATTTTAGAAAGGGGGGGCAAATTTTGGAGGAAATAAATATTATTAATTCTCAAGTTAATAATAGACTATATAACACTTTAAAGTGGATAGGACTTATTGTTTGCCCTCTTAGCGCGATTGTTGTAAAAGGATTCAGTCCTTTATGAGGAATAACAACAGCTAATCACACAATGTTAGTTTTTCATATTCTAATATTATCAATTGGAGCAATTTTAGCTTTTTCAGAGGGTGCTGAAGCGCAACAGTCAAGAGAAGAAGTAGGAGACGACCATGTCATTAAAGACTCTTAGTGCGCGACTTCAATATCAAGGAGGAAATGCATTAGGTCGAATTAATCAACAAAAATTAAATAGTCTGCGGGCTGCATTAAAAAACGATTATAATAGTAGATTAATTAAAACTCCTCTTTGTGAAGCTTGGCCCGCACTTATAAATTTAAATAATTTAAAACCAGATTATGATAAGAAAATTTTATCTGTTGAATATGATGCAGGTCTTGAAGCTGGAGATGTTTTTGAGATATTAGATGATTGTACTCATTGGATGGTATATCTTCCAATTTTAACAGAAACAGCATATCTCCGTTCAGAAATCATTCGTTGTAGATATACTATTACAATTGATGATACAGAATACTGAATTTATTTTCAAGGTCCGACAGAGACAGATATTCGTTGATTTCAAAAACGTGGAATTAATATTAATGAATTAAATCTTTCTGGTACTATTTTTATAAAATTAAATAAACAAACTCGTGAATTTTTTGAACGTTTTACACATATTAAAGTTGATGGACATATTTGAGAAGTCCAAGTTACAGATAGTATTTCTGTCCCAGGCATTCTTGAAATAGAAGTTCAAGAATATTATGACAATCCAATTGCAGAACTTCCGGAAATTAAGAAAGCTGACGATATTGAATCTGTTATCGTTGGTGAAACACTAGTCCCACAAGATACTACTATCGGATATTATATTCCAAAATCTTATTTACAAAGTTCTTTCTCTTGGTCTGTTACTGGCAACCCAAGAGTAGAAATCGTAGATGTTATGAATGATGGAAATATGTGTAAAGTTAGAATTCATGATGGCGCGATAGGTACTTACACTATTAACTATGGTGAGTATAGTTTAGAAGTAACAATAGATTGACAAAGAGGATATATTAATGGACCAGATACAGTTGCTCCATATGGTATTTATACTTATGAAGCTAATGGTACATTTAGTGTAGATTCTTCTTTAGTTCGTATTAATTCTCAAGATGGTACTAAGTGCAAACTTGAAGTATTAACTGGCCGCAAAGGTAAGTTTACTTTAATATGTGTTACTGAAGATAATGAAACTTATACTTTACCTGTTACTATTGGATCATTTACAGGAGATAAGAATGAAAAAAGCATCGGTATTGTTAGCTAATAATTTTAAATCTACTTTTCTCTCCTGCGAAACAGATCAAGAAACGATTTGGCGGCGACTTTTTATTGAAAGTCGCCCCTATTCTGATAAATTAAAACGACTTTTAGTGCTTAATACTGCGGATTGTCTTGATGATACTCAGATACAATATCAAGAAATTATTGATGGTATGAATCTTCAAGATTTAAAAGATAAGCAGTATCTTAAAAATGTTCCTAAACTTGAGTTTGGTGAGCATGAAGAGGTTAAAGCATATATTCTTTTAGAATTTGATGATTTTATTCCTACAAGTAATCCACAATATCGTGATTGTACAATTACTTTTTCTATTATTTGTCATTTAGACTATTGGGAATTAGATGATTATAAACTTCGTCCTTATCAAATTGCGGGATATATTGATGGTATTTTAAATGGCACTAAACTTTCTGGTATTGGTACTTTACAATTTATGGGTGCTAGTGAAATTGTAATGAACGAATATTTAGGAGGAATTGTTTTAAGATATATTGCAACTCATTCTAATGCAGATGATAGCGTGAATCTTGATCCTACACTACCTTCACATCAGGACTTAAATGGTTCTTATTAATAGGTGTGTTGTTTTATGAGTATACAAGGAGATAAAACAAAATTAGGTTTAATTCTCTCTGGGCAACCATTGCCAATTGAGAGTGCGAACATATTTATTACTCAGCCTAAGATAAAAGACATAGTGCTATTTGGTGAAAATGATTTTTTATCGGCGGTTCAGATGTTAGCTAAAATGGAATATTTTACTGACATGGTAAAAAAGGGTAATCTTGATTTAGAGATTATATCAGATTTTCAGTTATTAATGATGATGATCAATCAAGATGAAACAGTAAAAACTTTAATTTTAAATCTTTTTACTTTAATCTTCCCAGATTATATTGTTTCTGTTGAAGAAAATTCAATAGATTTTTCAATAGAACAAGAAGAAGAGACAGCTAAAATAGTTGGAAGAATTCATCCTTTTAATTTTGAAGATTTTCAAATTGTATTAAATGATGCTTTTCTTCCACATATTGATAATGAAAGAGAACCAGATTATAATCCTGCGAATGATGCGGCAAAGAAAATTGCAGATAAAATTAAAGCAGGACGAGAAAAGGTTCATGCGATGCAAGCTGAATCAGATGGCCCTCGTTCAATCTTTTGTGATCAATGTTCTACTTTAGCTGTTGGATTACAGATGGATATAAATATCTTTTTTAATTATACCCCATTTCAATTATATGACATATATAAGAGATATTTTGAAAAAGTTAAATCTGACTTCTATATGCGGGTATCCACAATGCCTTTAATGGATACTTCAAAAATGGAAGAACCTCTTGAATGGCATCGTTCATTATATTAATTCTCCCTAAGCCTTGATAGGGTGAATATAAGAGATATTAGATAGGAGCGCGAACCTAAATAATATCAAAAAAGGAAAAGACTGTATACAATTTTTTTCTGTTCGTTTTTTAGACAAAAGGAGGTCCGCTTATGCGAATGGGTGTACGCGAGATCTGTGATGTTGTCTTTCGTCCTCTAACCGCTGTAGATATTGGTAATCAGCACTTTGATGCGGGTCAGCCTGTTCTCTACTTAGATACAGCTAAGACCAGCTCTCTTGAGGGTGCTTCTACCACAGTTTACGCTCAGGGCGGCAAGGGTAATCCCCGTCTAATCGGTTGGGACGGCGAGAAGACTGTAACATTCACTGTCGAAGATGCTTTAATTTCTCCCGTTAGTTTCTCCATGCTTTCTGGTGCTGGTATCGTTAAGGGTCGTAAGGCTCAAGGTGCCGATGCTGGTCAAAAGATCTACACTCACCAAGTTTACGATCTAGTTGTTGAGACTGCCAATGACAAGTTCTTCGTTGAACTTCCTGCGGATATTCGTAATGGTGAGACAATCGTTGTTTCTAAGGAAGCTCCTATTTATGCTACTGTTTTAGACAGTGCTGGTGGTCCTAAGACTTTCCTTTCTGCCGTTAAGGCTGC